GAAGAGGTACAAAGATCTTGAACGTGAATTCCACAAGCGGAACGAAGAGTCCGCACGAATGCGTGAAGAGTATCAGAAGCTTCGACTTGAACGGCTTGAGTTAGAAAACAAACTTAGCAAAGCCCCACCGGAACCTAAGAAAGCACCTGAGCCTGATCCTTTTGAGTTAACTCCAGAGGAGCAGGAGGTAGCAAAAGAGTTTCCTGACATACTTTCCGTGGCGCGGAAACAAGCACTACGAGAACTGTCAGCAAAAACCAAAGAGCTACCACTGGACAAACAGTCCGAAAGGATTGAAGAGCTAGAAAAGCGAATTCAAACCTACCAGGAGCAACAGAAACGTGATTCAGATCACTTATTCATGGTTCAGAACATTGGTTCTGATTACAGGGATATAGATAGATCTGAGGAGTTTTACGATTTTGTCATGTCCTCTCCAATGCGTGAGCGGATGATGACGGAAAGCAAAGATCCAAAGGATTATGTTGCTGTGATGTCTGACTTTCTCGGAACTCCTGCTGGAAAGGCTAAATTTAGGCCGGACCCAGTGGAAGAACCACAAGAAACTAAGACTAGCAATGTAGTTAAACAGCAACGCAGAAAAGCTGCCAGTGGACTGGTCAAGAACAGTGCGCCAAGGCAGGAAAAACGAGTCGAAGATATGTCCCCAGATGAATTGTGGGACCACATTAAAGTATAAAGGAGGCCACTATGGCTATTAATGCAGGAACCGGAACACTAACCGGAAGCGCATATGGTGATTTATCAGCCCATGATGCTTACACCATTCAGAAAAAAATGTTACCCATCGCCAAAAGACTGTTAACTTTTGGACGATTTGCTCAGAAGGAAGTTAAAGCCCAAGGTGAGGGTTTAGAAATCCGTCACAGAAGGTATGAAAGATTCCCTATTGTTGACACACCAGTCGCAGAGGGCATCACACCGGAATTTGATGTTTTACAGCAGACTACACTCAAGCACACGCTGGAGCAATTTGGATCTTTTGTTAATACAACTGATGTTCAAATGGCTGCAGCGTCGGACCCAATCGTTCAAATTATAACTGAACGTCAGGCGCAACAGTGTGGCGAAACTTTGGATTTCCTCAGTTACAAAACTTTTCGTGCAGGAACCCAACGTGGTTTCTCAAACGGATCTTCAAGAAGCGCACTTAATACCACCATTGGTGGAGAGAACGGAACACTGCCTGCCACAGTAGCGGCAACTACTTCTACTTTGGATGCAGCCATTCGTACTTTAGAGCGCAACGATGCAATGAAAATGATGGACCAACTAAATGCCGATGATGGTGTTGGAACGTCCGCAATTCGTGCATCCTACATTGCTATTTGTCACCCTGATCTAAGGGTTGACCTTGAGCGCATTCCTGGCTTTGTTTCAGTAGAAAACTATGCTGATCAAAGTGATGTGATGGATGGTGAAATGGGATCGGCTAGAGGTATTCGATTCATTGGAACCACTCAAGCTCAGAGCTTCAAGGGAGCCGGTGCTTCATCCACTGATGTTGTAAATACCGGAGGTTCCGCTGACGTTTATCCTGTCATTATTATGGCTCAGGATTTTGGCGGTTGTGCAACTTTAGGTGGAAAAGATTCCATCAAAAGTAAAGTTGTCGCACCTAAGCCTGGACCAGGAGATCCCCTCGGTCAGCGCGGAACAGTGGCATGGGAGACTTTTTACTCCTGTATCATTCTTCAGGATCTGTATTTGTACCGCATCGAGTGCTGTGCATCTGCAATCTAATTGACTTAAAAGTGGCTCCAATGGGGCCACTTTACTCTTTACATAAAACTTAAATTATATTTTGAAAGGTAATCATGGATTCTATCCAAGTTAGAGCTTCAAATATGCCCCAAACTTCGGCGCATACTGTTATCAATTTTGGTGACACTATTTCAGGTGGAAGTTTAATTGCTTCTAAAACTTATGACATCATTGTCCCAAGAGGCACTATTGTCGATAAGGCAACTGTACTTTTAAAAACTAGTTTTGACACTGGTACTTCAGCGGCATTAACCATTGGAGATGTTAATACAGCCGATGCAATCCTAGCATCCACAAATATTAAAGGTACAGCGGCAGTTCACGAAACTCCGATTGCAAAACGCTTCCATACAGTAACAGCATCTACTGATGGTGATACCAATGAAAGTGTATATGTAGTTCGATACACAATTGCATCAGCCGGTAACGTACCCACCGCTGGGCAAATGGTCATCTGGTTTGATTTTAGATTTGATCCAGATACTGCATATGTCAGCAAAACCTATGGTGAGACTTCTATAACAGAAGTTTAATTTAATTGAGGGGACATAACGTCCCCTCTTTAACCTCTTTTGGACATAACGTAAATGCCAGTTGCTGGCGGTTTAGTTAAGCAAGAACGTAAAGGCGGTCCTGTACTACAGGAAGCCAAATTATCCGGTGCTTATAAAGAAGCAGGACAAGGGATCTATACCATCGTCAGAGATGGTCTGGAGATGGCAAAGGAAGCAGAGCCAACTGCGACTCCAACCGAAGGATGGTGCATAGTCGAGATACAACATGGGAGAGAAGCCTGGGACAATGGCCCAGTACCCATCACTGTCAACTCGTGGACCATTGTAGCACCCAGAGGGAAGCCTATATTCCTGCCAATTGAGCATCTCAATGTTTTATCTGATGCTGTAGAAACCAAGTATTTCCAACCTTCTATTACACAAAATCTTCAAGCTAGGCATGGAAGACGATTCGAGTTTCGAGTCATTGCTTGGCCCAAAGGATATGACAAGAAACAGTTGGATAACGCAATGGAAAGGCATCAAGTCATTGAACTTGATCAGTGAACAGACAAGAACTTAGGCAGAGGGTTGAGGATTACTTACAGGACAGGGACAACAGACGTTGGACAGATGAAGAGCTTAATCGTTACATAAGCGATGCCCAGCGTGAGTTCATCCGTCTTGTAGGTTTTCCACAGGTTACCGCAGAGGTAGATTTTGTCACTGGCAGTGGAGTTAGCGGAACACTAACTGTTGATGGCAAAACTGCAAAGGTTACTACCTCTGGTAATCATAGTTTGGTTACAGGAAAAGCAGTTTGGGTTACTGATACAACCCAAGCCGTTTTTAACGGAGCAAAGGTTATCAGGAAGGTTGATGATACTAGCTTCACCTTCCAGATTGCTTCTGCGACTGCTGTCTCTGATTCTTCGGTTACGTTCTACGATATCGGCCCAGATATCACTAAACCATCAACAATTGAGAAGATTGTCCACGCTGAAATAGGTGGCGTTCAGTTAATGATCCTTACTGAAGGTGAGTTAAATGCCGCAGTCTGGAGAACAACTACTTCAGGACAGTTCATTGAGGGTGTTTTTGGAACAGTGCCTAATCCTTTCACTACAGTGCAGACTACTCTCACCGGAACTGGTGCATACACCGAAAGTTGGAGTGAGAGAACAGGAAACATAGAAGCCATTGTGTTTAACAACATGACACAAGACTCATTCAGAATATGGCCTCTACCGGATACTTCAGAGAATCTTTACATCGATAAAGATGCGACAACTAAAGTATTCAAAAAGATTAAATTACGAGGGACTCCAGTAGTCTCGGATCTAGCAACAGAAACAACTAATCCTACAATTGCAGAACGATACCACGAGTGTTTAGTTTGGGGTGCATTAGAGAGAGCATTCCTCAAAGAATCTCAAAGCAAAGATGTTAATAAATCATCTATGTATTCACAGAGATTCACTGCAATGGTTAAAGAAGCAATGATGCAGGAAGGATTAGTAAGTTCATCAAATAGTGAGGGCAGAAATGAGAGCCGATTCAGGGTCTCTAGGATTTTCTAATGAACCCAGCGGACTACCAATACTTTCATGGAGTGCCTATGCCGATTGAGCCATCGATGTTAGATACAGTAGTCCAATTGATTGAAAGACTGGGCGTTAGTATCGCAGTAGTAATCATGAGTTTTTATTACATCATGTACTTAACCAAACAAGGAAAAGAAGAGAGGGAAGAGTTTTGGGCTAAGGACCAAGAACACGATAAAAAGCTCTTGGAAATCGCAGAACGAAGTAGTGATGCGATGATACAAATCAAGAATAGTTTAGACCAGAACACACAGGTTATGCGTGAACTGCTTTATAGGAAGTCAGGATGATGTATCCAAAGCCTAAAAAGGAAGTTAAGTACAAAAGAAGAAAGCGTTCAAATAGAGCAGGCTCTAAACCGATTAGGCACACCGGAGTACGCAGATAATGGCTGCAGGAAAGTACGATATCACCATCGAGCAGGGAGCAACATTCACACTCCCTGTCTCATATAAGGATAGCAACGATGCGGTTATCGATCTTTCCA